CCCTAAGCTAATAAGGTACGCACAGGAGGGACTAGTTCCCGGAACGTAGCAAATCCTTATATATTTGCACTAGATACGACGCATAAAGCGAGATCAATAAATTTTAATAGGTTACTATACTTGCTATATAGCACTTCTATAGTGGCCGTTAAGATGTAGTACTGCCCATTCGGGGATACATGGGTTTGCCCATGTTGCTCTGCTGCAAGTACTGGAATATGCAAAGGTATTATATCACCTATCTTTATCTAAAAGACGTCCCTTTCGGGGTTCGTTCCTTAGGAATTATAGTGATTTGTACTGAGTATACCAACAGTATTTTGCGTGGGTAGTATCGGAGTAGGGCTACCTAACAAGTAGCTGAACGAGAATCATCCTGGTTACAGTCAAAGCCCATACCAATGGGACACTGAAGGAATCGCTAAGATCGGCGTGTCCGAAGACTAGGTACCGATTAAGAAGTTCACAACTCTTCATCTTAGGTTAAATTCGATCATTTAAAGATTCGATTATCTCGCCAGGTTCCTTAGAAAAGGACCCGCCAATACTAGTATCCCAGCAAATTACGCTTAGTAATACAGAGATAAACCGGGCTATAAAACCCTTAGGAATTCGCATCTACACCCAAGTGTAACAGATGGTATTGTAGATAATAATCAGCGCAAGCTCTAGGGCTTGGGTCAGTAAGAGTCAACCTCTTAATTATTAACTACTCACGTCAAAGCACCGTCGTAGAGTGTCCTTCATTTTAAACTATTGTCAGCGTATGTGCCTTTGGAGCGCGTCACCACACTGGCTACATGTGATGGTCCTTACAACACCATTACTGGCTATCGTGGACTTCCGATCTAAAGCACTTCACTGCTCCTCATTATCTTGTAAGAGAAGGTTCATAAGCAATCTATACTTTTCCAAGTAAGAGAGCCTGGCCTCCTGAGACAGGAGAGGTACTAAAGTGAAACTGAATTCACCTACGCTCTTTCCCCCAACCACATTACAGGTCAGGGTCCTTCCTATAATACTGAAGATATTCAGAATTAATTATATATTCCTTTTACACTTAACTCTAAGAGTTATATTATTCCACGGAAACCTTTTCTAAGGGCTTTCGCGGGTTTAACTATAGTCAATTTAGGTTGTGTATTTCGAAGATATTGTGCCCATTTCAAATCTCGACATCTATTCAGAGTCGTTACCTTCTCTGTTACCCGCCATTCGGCAAGGTTAATAGTATCGAAAGATGAAACTTCCTTTTCGGATTCAAAGACTGTCGCGAACACTGCGTCGAGGGCACTTAAGGCCTTCTCGGAATTTTTCAGAGAAGACTTCAAGGTCATAATCGAACGTTGTATTGTTCCGCGAGCAGCATTGTAATCATACACCATTGATTCGCGATAATAAGTGAACACGGACGTCCACAACATTGCCGCCAACCAAGGGATCAGTTGTTCGATGTGGGGTTCCAAACCCACAAAGGAAAGCAACCTAACTTGGCGCAATATGTCTTTTTCAAGAGCATACTGAGAAAGATAGTGGCTAGGAGATTTTAAGGATCTCAACACCTGCATTGCCAGTTGTTGTCCCCACTTAATTAGAGGTTTCATTTCTAAATCAAGTGTATGGAACACGTTGAACGATGAGGAGTAGCACCATTTCGAGAAACTATCCATTTTCGAGAGATAGGTCCCTGGTCGACTTAACCATAATAAGGTTAGCGCCATCGAGCGTGACATTTCGTTTAACGGAGCAGTCAGTCGAGAAACAGCATTATAGCCATGATCCAAAAATAGTAATATGGATGCAAGTTTAACAGAATTTTCTTCTGCTAAAGAAACAAGGGAATTAATATCCCACCTTGCAACAAACATTTCTTTCCAAGAAATTGGAGAGAGGTCTGTTCCAGCGACAACAAAACGTTTAGCAAATTCAAACGAACCGTTTGTAGATACTATCGATTTTGTTAGGTTGATAGGAGAACCTATCTCCGTAAGGATTGATAGGTAGTTCTCCGCGATACTTGAATTGGCGATAACAACGTCATCACCAAGTACCAGGTACAATAATGACCCATTGTACCCCGACCGTCGCCAGGCCATAAAAACTATTAAATGGTGAAAGAGAGCTAACATAGACCAGGATGAATAGGCACCCATAGGTTGGCCTACTGCATACTTCACGTGAGTTACTTGTTCAAAAGCAGCTTCGTGGAGTACACCTCTACTATGCACGTGGGCAGTTCGAGTTTGTAGGTATGGGCTTGGGGTAGACACCCCTAGCTGTTTAACCGAAGTTAAACGTTCTTTCCCGAACACAGATGGCAATGAAAACCATCGTGTCGTTAAGAACTCTATCCATGCAGCCGCAGCTTGCTCTCCGATAAAGTATGAGATTAGTACTCCCTGTAAATTCACTGGTAATCGGTCAGTGGCAGCAGTAAGATCAAACGAATAAACGTTTTTCACTTTGAGGAGACGGATTTGCGAAGCAAATCTCTCCACTGCCCCCCGCTGATCAAATGTAGCGTCTTGTCTAATCAGACGCAACATACCGAAAATCCCATCATGGATTGGTTTTAAAATCCATTGAGAGAAGGGATCCAACATTGCAAATACTCGCAGTTTACCTGCGGGCTCCTGTTTATAGGCTAATTTACCTATATTCGGAGGTCCAAAGTCACACTCTGTTAAGAGTGCGGTAAGAGGGCCCAGACTAGCAAATAATCGTGCTAATCCTGGTGCTTCCACTACATTTGCTAATTTGGCACCATGAATCAGAAAGCCTTTGAATGATTTCTCCCACCCATAGCCTGCTGCAAAACGCAAGGCTCTCAGGGTGTTAAGTAACGTTAATAAGTGTCCCGAAGGGAATTTCCCTTTTGCCATTTCGTTATTTGTAATCGTTGCCACTTTAGGTGACGTAGGACTAACAGATAAGATGGACCAAGCCTTAAAACTGGCCTGGTGGTACTCTAACTTATGATACTTAATAAACTCCTCGATTGCTGCCAACAATTCCCCTATAAAGGAATTCGACACCTGCAATCCCGGAGATACTATTGTTTTAATAGTAGGTACACCGGCGAACTCAAGAACTCGGTATAACCCGAGGAGAGTAAGCCATAATCTAATATGAGTATGGGAACCCATACGAATATGTTGTCGATGAGCCTTAGGGATCATTCGCGGTAACCCGCCGTGAGTACAAGAAACAGCAGCACCAAAAAGCTGCGAAGGATAACGTTCCTTCTGACCTGAAACAGACTGCATAAGCATAATCTGAGCGGTCTTCAAGTACTTAGCGACGAACTTAATAGATGTACGTTTGTACAAACTACTAAGAAATCTCGCGTACACAACAAATACA